TCGTCCATTAAGGACTCATCAGTATAGCTTTGGAGTTTGATAACTGTTCCCGGTGGTGTGGCATCTTCTGTGATACCCTCTTAATAAGTGTCTCTGTTTTCTTACCAGTTCGCCCTTTAGACTTGGGGTCTATTTGTTCGCCGGTCCCCCGTTCGGTCTATCATTTATTAAATGATAAGTTATAATACCATATGGTACACCCTGGTCAATAGTTAAATTGGTCAATATTGTCGCACCCTAATAATATTATTAATAGATTAGTTAAATATAGATCTTTACTGGTTATTGACGGACCGTGGAACACCGACCGGTTTTAAGAGCCGTAGAGCTGTCAAGTTTTTTATTTTGACATAACTTTCATTTTGTATGTTAAAATGCTCTGTATGGCTCTTATATGATAAAATATGGTACTGTATAACATGGTTTTAAAAAAGTGCTAAAAATAAAAACGGTTTTAAGGCCCCTGTGACTAGGTTTTTAGTATCGTCTTGTATGATTAAGTACCATAATTTATGATATCACTCTACGGCTAAAAAAACCGGGTTAAAAGCGATTTTTGGTTTTGTTCGTATTTTGTTTGTTTGTTCGTACTTTGTTCGTTTTTATTAGCTCTTGGCCAACGGACCGTGGAACAGTGGAACAGTACAAGAGTTTTTTTGAAAAAATTTAAAATAAAAAAAAGTTTTTTGAAAAAAGAAGTGTGGCAGTGTTCCATTCTTCTAGAATGGTTGAAAAATATAGTAAAACCTGTCCACAGTTCTTTTTTTAGTAGTGTGGACAGTGTTCCATCTCTCTAGGTAATTAGGCTGTTTTTTAGAGAAATTTTATTTAAAAATATAATTTTGGAAAATACTCTTGTAACGTTTTGGTATGGTTGATTTGTTTCAAATTATGAAATAATGTAACGGTCTATTTATGCCAGGGCCGGAAAAGAATTTATATAAAATGGTTAAAGATAAACTGTCAGAATTTAACCCAATTCGCATTGAAACTACTACAATAAATGGATTTCCGGATTTAATTTTATTTAATAAAAATAAACAAGTTTTGTTCCTGGAATGTAAAGTTTGCGAGCGTGAAAAATTGTTACAAAATTTAAGGCCTCATCAAAAAGCCTTTCACCATAAATATTCTAAAATTTTTGACGGAATTTTTATCTTGCAAAGAGTCCTCTCTTCGAGAGAAGTTTTTCTGTATAGATCTACAAATCAAGATTTTTTAGACCCAAAATGGGCCGCAAAACCTTGCGCGCGGGCCCAGGATCGTGAAAATTGGCATGCGCTCAGCGCACAGCTAAATTTTGACCCACAAGATGTAGTAGGCATATGACCAGGAAACAAGGTAATCTTAAAAAATGGCTAAAAATAACGGTTTTCGCACCGCTGAGCGTTCTTATAATGCATATTATGCAACAAATTTTTGTTCCACATTGTGGAACATTAGGTACTTAGAGAAAAATGAACAGAATACGAACAAAAACTTACCCCCACCCACAAAAATCGGCCCGTGCGCTGACAAGCGACAGCAAGGACAAGCAGCATTTTCACAGTCATAGGGAAGAATCTGTGTATGGAATATAAAAATTTAGACTCAAATCAGTTAAAAGCAATGGTTTTGCTTAGACAAAAGATAGAACAAGAGGGTGCACGCACTAATTTTATGAGATTTGTAAAAGCAGTGTGGCCTGAATTTGTAGAGGGACCACATCATTTACGAACATCAGAAAAATTTCAAAAATTTTCTACTGAGAAAGCTTGTCGATTGATAATTAACATGCCACCGAGACACACAAAGTCAGAATTTGCGAGTTATTTGTTTCCAGCCTGGATGATGGGCATTAATCCTAGGTTAAAAATCATTCAAGCAACACACACAGGCGAACTCGCAGTCAGGTTTGGTAGAAAAATTAGAAATCTTATGAACTCAAAGGAATATAAACGCATATTCCCTGGTGTAACGTTACGAACAGACAATCAAGCTGCAGGTAGATGGGAAACTAATCATGGTGGAGAATATTTTGCAGCAGGTGTAGGTGGTGCAATCACAGGTCGTGGTGCTGATTTATTAATTATTGATGATCCTCACTCAGAACAGGATGCATTATCTGAAACTGCTATGGAAAATGCTTATGAGTGGTACACTTCTGGACCTCGACAGCGTTTACAACCTGGAGGATCTATTGCCATCGTAATGACACGCTGGTCTCAAAAGGATTTAACAGCAAATCTAGTAAAAAAGATGGGAGACTTAAAAGCAGACAAGTGGGATGTCATAGAGTTCCCTGCGATTTTAGATGATGATGAAGAGGATAAAAGAAAACCTATTTGGCCTCAATATTGGAAGTTAGATGAATTAGATAAAGTTAAAGCATCTTTGACTCCATCCAAGTGGAATGCTCAATGGCAGCAAAATCCCACGTATGACGGGACGAGTATCATTAAACGCGAATGGTGGAACGTGTGGGATAAACCAAATACACCTAATTGTCAGTTTGTTATTCAAAGTTATGATACCGCTTTTTCAAAAAAAGAGTCCGCGGACTATTCAGCTATTACGACTTGGGGAATATTTTACCCAAACGAAGGGAATGAGACTCACATAATTTTGTTAGACGTTGAAAAAGGCAGATGGGACTTTCCTGAATTAAAAAAAATTGCATTAGATAATGTTAGGTACTGGAACCCTGAATTAGTTATTATCGAGGCTAAAGCAACGGGGACACCCTTGATACATGAGCTTAGACGACACGGGATATATGCCACAGCATTTTCCCCGAACCGCGGTCAGGACAAACATGTCCGGGTAAATACAGTCGCTCCTATATTTGAATCGGGCCACGTTTGGCGGACCGATAATGAATTTGCAGTTGAATTGATGGAAGAGTGCGCATCATTCCCTTTTGGAGAACATGATGATTTAGTTGACGCAATGACTTTGGCTTTGTTAAGATATCGCCAGGGAAACTTGGTTCAGTTACAAGATGATCATAAAGAGATGGACATACCAAGGAGTAAAAGAAAATATGAATACTACGGATAGAAGATTAAAACAAAAACTGACACCTAAACAAATGTTGTTTGTTACGAACTATGTCCAAGGGACGCTGGCCGGTAAAATTTCGGCAAGCGAGGCGGCCCGCAAGGCAGGATATTCTGAAAATCGCGCGAGACAAACAGCACATGATCTTTTGAATGCAAAAATGAATCCCTTCATCGTGGAAGCTATTAATGAAATGAAACAAGACTTATATGAGACATCAGGAGTGTCGATGGCTTCCCACCTGACAGCCTTAAAAGAAATGCGGGACGAGGCCCGCGGTGACAAACACTACTCAGCAGCTATCAACGCGGAAGTCGCAAGGGGACGAGTAGCAGGATTCTATGATCTCAAGAACAAAGCAGAAGAATCGATGGATCAAATGTCAAAAGAAGAATTAATTGAAATACTGGAAAAATATGATCAACAAGGTATAACTCATGATAGGGGTTTGATCGTAGATGATGACAAGAGGTCATTGACTAGCGAAAAGCGGACCGTGGAAGGTGATTGATGGCAGTACCATACATAGCAGCAGAACTTGCAAAAAGAGTAGTAACCAATCCTAATATTGTAGGTCCTTTGTTAATAAGTGCTGTTGGAGCGCAAAACGCGGATAAGATTCAACAATTGTTCTCTTCAGGAGATATATCTTTTAATGATGTCTTTGGTATTTTGCAAGGGAACCTTACGTCATCTATTCTCAATCAAATATTAGATACTCCCTCCGGCGCTGTCTATGCCCCTAGTGAACAAGAGATTGAAGCAGAGAGAAAATTTAATGAGGAGTTAAATAGAAAAATTTTTCTACCTCCAGAAATTTCCATTGAACAAATTATCAGCACGCCCGAAACAACCACAAAAACTGAGCCTTTAATTACTCCAGATGTCCCTGAACAAAAAACTAAAGTAAGTGATATAGGTTTTACAGAGGCTGCTGCTCCTAAGTTAGAAGACATGATTATGACAGCAAAAGATGATGATGTTTTAAACATTTTACCAGAAGAATTTACTCCCAAAATGAAAACGGATAAGCCTTATTCATATGTTGAAGCCGTTAATCCTCAAAAAGTATTTGGAGATAAAGATTTAAGAAATGAAGATTATACAACAAAAGAGGCTCCTAAAATAAATTATGAGTTTAATAATAAAACAGTAGAACAAGTTAAAAATAAAACCTTTGAAGAGTTCGAAGAGGCAACAGGTATTAATGCAGAGGAGCTAGTTAAAAAATTTAATTTTACAATGCCAGACACTTCATTGTTAAATAATGCTCTTCAAAGAGACGAGAAAGCAAGATATTGGTGGCAACAAAGTGGAGAGTTTCTAGATGAATTAATGACTGATTTAAATTTAGACGATAAAGAAAGAGAATTATTTTTAGAGATTGTTTCTACTACTTCAGGAGGAGTTAACCCTAAGCAAAACTTAGAAATAGCTTTGGGAGTGATGTCAGACGTATTAGCAGGCAGACCTATACGAATGGGATTTAAAACTTCTCAAAGTTTAGACGTATTGTTAAAAGATAAAGACTCTAAAATTAATTCACCAAAATTTAGAAATTATACCGATACTTTTAAATACTTTTCAGGAACCGATGATCGCTTACCCAATACCACAAACGATTTACAAATGGCAAAAATATTTGGAATGAATCCTGAGACTTTAGCAAACAACCCAGACTTGTATGCTTTAATGACAATGACTCTCAATAACCTTGCAGAAAACGTAAATACAAAAGACCCACAAGGCGAGCTCCTTCAACCTTTTGAATTACAAGCTATGATGTGGACGGAAAGCCGAGGAGGCAGATCTACAAATTTTTCAGAAATAGGACCACAGGTTTTAAGTGAAATAGAAAAACTAGGATACGACATTACAAGAGAATCTATCACTAATCCTAATTTTGTTAGAGATCTACAAAAAACAGTAAAACCGTTTGAGGAAAGTATTAAGATGACAGTCGAGTCAGGATCTTTTCTAAGTCCTCAAGGACAAAAGATTGAACAGTTAATTCAAAGCTTTCCTGATGATGGTGTTTTAATGTCCAGCATAGATAAAGTAAACAAAAGCGCTAATAAATCACTAATAACAAAATCAGGAAAAGAACCCTCCATAATTGAAGAATTAGTTTCTCAAGTTGTTGGACAGAAAGTAACCATGTCAAGGATGATACAAGGATATGGTACTTTTGAAGGTAACGTGGGGGACAACGTATATATCCCGTCAGTTTATAGTAATAATAAGGGTCAAATGGTTCAACTAACTGATGATCAAAGAAAATTTGTATTGTCTGTTCTTGGAAAAAATTTAAACCAAGCTGCAACAGCTTCTAGTAATTTTTTTACTGTTGAAGAAGGGATGGAGCAACC